CAGTATCAGAAGATGTTACTGCTGTTACTTCTAGTTCAGGTACATTAACTCTTAACGCTGCTGAAGGTGGTTTCTTTACAGTTGCTTTATCAGAAAATGTAACTACTTGGACAATTACTAACTTACCAGCAGGTAGAGCTACAGTTATTACAGTAAGATTTACACAAGACAGTACAGATAGAACTATTGTTTCAACAATCAATTCAACTGCTGCTAAGACACAGGCAGGTAGTCCTTGGACAATGACAACAGGGTCAGGAAAGATAGATATAGTTACAGTTCTTTTTGATGGAACTAATTATTATTTAATGCCACAACAGAACTGGAGTTAATATGCCAATAGGTCAAGCTAAGTTTGGGCTACTAGGTGGCGATATAGGTAACTTAGAATTAATTGAAACTCAAACAATATCAGGTGCTAGTTCAGTAAATTTTACTTCTATAAAAGAAACTATATACAATGTACACTTTATGACCTTTAATGATATAGATTATGGTTCAGGTAGTGATAGATTAAATGCAAGATATTCAAATGATGGTGGCAGTAGTTATGAAAGTGGTAGTGATTACCAAAGGGCACATCAAGTAGGAAACACATCCCCAAATTTTACTGAAAGTAAAGGCACATCAGACACTTCTGCAATAGTTTGTAATCTTAGTGATACTGCAACTAATGATACTGCAAATGGATATAATTACTTTTATAATTTAGGGGATAGCTCAAAATTTAGTTTTAACACAATGCACAGTTCAAGTATGAGAGGTGTTCATTATGAATTTAGATTTGGTAGTGGAGTTTATAATGTAGAAGAAACAATAAATGCAATACAAATTTTTTCAAATTCAGGCTCTAATTTTACAGGCACAATATCTCTATATGGAATTAGGAATAGCTAATGGTAGGTAATTTACAATTTATAAAATCTGAAACAGGAAGTGATGTAGCTTCAGTATCAGTTACAAATTGTTTTAGTGATAATTATGATGTGTATATGGTATCAATAAGTAAATGGAAATATGTAGGTACTTCAAATGCAGGTGGTATGAGATTTATAGATAGTGGTGGAAGTGTTATTAGTGATAGTGAATATGATTTTGCAGATTTACAAATGAGAAATTATGCTGCTTACCAAGAATTAAAACCATCTACTTTTGGTTCATCAACTAGCACAAGCATTTTATGTGGTATGGACACAAGTAACGCAAATGGTCCTGCTATTCACGAAGGGTTTACTGCTTATGTATATAATCCATTTGACAGTTCAAGTTATACTTTCACAAATTTTCAAGATGCTTCAGTTTATGATGTAAATAATATGTTGCCTTATAAAGGCATAGGTGTTCATAAATCAACAGAACAAATAACTGGAATCAATTTTTTAAATAGAGGTACAGGAAACATAAGTGCAACAATAAATGTATATGGAGTTAAATAATGGCAGGTAGCTTAATAAAAATATCAGAAACAATAGTTAGTTCAGCAGTAGCAAGTGTAACTTTAACAAGTATTGATAGTATTTATGATGTGTATTTATTGGTTATGAATAATGTTAGCCCTGCAACTGTTAATGCAGATGTATTTTTAAGGGTTACTGAAAGTGGTACTGCAAGTTCAGATAGTGATTATGATTTGGCTTATAAACTTTTAAGAACAGATACAACATTTTCTAATATTTCTTCTACTAATCAAGCACAATGGGGGTTATCTGGTTCATTAGAAAATGAAGCAGGTAAAACTTTTAATGGACATTGTTATATTTTCAATGCAAATAACAGTTCAGAATATACTTTTGTTACTATGGAAAATGGTTATTTGGCAGATGATGGAACTTTTTTGGGTACACAAGGTGGTGGTGTTTATACACAAACTACAACTGTTGATGGAGTAAGTATTAGTTTTGATACAGGCAACATAGATGCAGGAACTTTCACATTATATGGGCTAAAGAAATAAATATATAGTAACATAGGAGAGATATGGCAACAAAAGAAGAACTACAAGCACAAGCAGACCAAGAGATTGAAGATGCTAAACCTTTATATAAACAAATTAATAATGAAAGACTTGAATTTGATGATGCTGATTATGCACAAGCTAAAATAGATTTAGGTAATAGCAAGTGGGAAGCACAACAGTTTGGTTATATACAAGCTAGACAAGAAGCCTATGGTTCTATTGGTGACCAACTTGATATGCAGTATAAAGATGCAGTCAATGGAACAACTACTTGGAAAGACCACATAGCAAAAGTTAAATCAGATAACCCTAAACCTGAATAAATAATATGATATAATCCAATTTATGGATTTAATAATTGGCTTTCTATTTGGATTTTTTTTAAAAGATATTAGTTTCTATCTTAAAAGAATAGTTAATTACTACAACATAGATAAAGAATTTAAAACTATAATTGATTTAGATAACGAATGGAACGCTGATGACCTCCCCTAATGGCAATGGTTTCACACAAAAAGAAATGCTTACTTTAATATTGGAAGGACAACAAGATATAAACAAACGCATAGATGAGTTACACGAAAAGGTTAATCAAAAGATTTCAAGACAAGAATTAAGTGGATGGCTTGTAGCTATTTCCGCATTGGTGGTGCTGATAAACAACTTAATGTAATGGAAGAAGATTTTGTACTTCCTGATAATATGTTTACAGACAATCCTGTATTTGTAGATACTTCACAAGAATTTGATGATGATTGTGGAGATGCCTGTAAAATATGAAAAAGTTTTTTAGTTTACTTGCAGCTTTTTTATTAGTTACAACACCTGCTTATGCGTATCACACAGAAACACAAACACCTTATGGTATAACTAATACATTAAACAATGATGGTAGCATTACAGTTAGTTGGCAGGAATCAGATGGCTTAGAAGATAATCAACCTGAATACTACATAGTTTATATTGGACTTACTGAAACTGCTGATGATGTGTCAGTACAAACTACCTTTGGTTTTACAGAAGAATTGTCCTGGCAAGTCTATAACTTTACAGCAGAATATTTATATAACAATTTGTCTGTAGATAATCAAAAGATATATGCAAAAGTAAAAGCATTTCACGATACTAATGGTACAACTAGCGACTTTACGCCAGTAGAAAGTGTATTATATAATTATGATTATGTACCTACTTCAACGACATCTAGTTCGACAACAAGCTCTACCACATCATCAACGACTACTACCACGACTACAACTACGACTACGACTACTACAACGCTACCTAAAGCAGAAGATGTCGTGGAAGATGGTAACACAACCTATCTTGCGTGGGATGAGTATGGTTGCGAACATCCTAACAATCCCTTATCGTTTAAAGAATACCTTGAAGCAGTAGAAAGTGGAGTTTGGTTTGGTTATCAAGATGGTGACTGCTCTGACATACCTGATGATGTTATTGATATTATCGCAGAAGAGGAGATAGAAGATGAGATATTTGAAGAGGATGTGGTGGTGGATGGACTTACAGATTTGGAACTACCAGAGGAAGAAGTCATTGAGGAACTCACAGAAGAAGAAATGGCTGCAATAGAAGCAGAAATAAAAGCTGAAGAAGAAAAATTAATTCAAGAACAGATAGAAGCAGAGGAAGAATTACTTATACTTGAAGAGTTGGAGGATAGTGTAATTATTCTTGATGATTTATCTGAAGAAGAGATACAAGAGTTTGTAGATGTTATTCAAGAAATAGAAGATACTATTGAAATCATAGAGATTATTGAAGAAGAAATAATACTTGATATACCAGATGATATTGTAGTTATAATAATTGAAGAAGAAATTATAGAGGAAATAGAAGATGAGTTGGACAAAGAGATACCTGGAGATGACCCCATCACAGAAGATGAACTTCAAGATGAGGAGATTTTGGTTGAGCCAATACAGGAAGATGTTGAAGAAGAACCTGTAGATATTATAGAATCTATAACTGATATATTTAATGTAGAAGAAGTTGTAGAATTAACTGAAGAGGAACTACAAGTAGAAGTTGCAGAGATAGAAGAAGTTATTGTTATAGAGATAGAGATAGCAACTGAAGAAGAGATAGAGGAATTTACAGAAGAGGAGTTAGTTGAGTATGAAGAAGCAAAAGAAGAAGCTATACAAGAGTATGTACAAGAGCTTACCAACGAAGAAGCATCAGAGGTCCTAGAAGAAGTTAATGATATTGGTGTTCAGAACTTAGACCAGGTATCAGAAGAAATACAAGAGATAGTTCAAGCAGTAGTTGAAGAAGCTATTGAGGAGATAGAAGAACTTACAGAAGAACAAGTAGAAGTTGTTGCTGAAGTATTACAAATAGAAACAGAAGATGTTGAGATAATAGCTGAAGCTGTCAAAGAAGATGAAGTCGTAGCTGAAGCTGTAGAAGAATATGTAGAGAGAGCTGTAGAGAACGCAGGTGTAGAAGACTATACACTTGCTGATGTTGTCACAGAAAAAACTTATGAGGCATTCCTTGAAAATCCAATAGAAGTATTTGTAGATGTTGATATACAAGATATAAACCTATCAACCATTGGTGATGACATGACTCAAGACCAGAGAGAAAAAGCACAAGAAGTTGTAGTGCCAGTTATTTTGACTAGAATAGTAAGTATTGCAGCATTTGTAATGAGGAAAACATTATGATTAAAAAAATATGGAATTGGTTTGTAGAAATAATTAAGGAAACATTAAATTTGTCATGGACTCTTGTAGGTCTTGTTATTGCTACATTAACACTTACTGGTTCAGCACAACAAATTACAGGATTAGCCACTATAATTACATTAGTTATATGGTTACTTACCATAGGATTTAGAAAATGATATGTGGATTATGTTCAGGTAGCTGTGCTACTTGTCCATTAGGAGGAGGACTAATAAATGAAACTCACAGTAGTTAGAACACAATTTGGAACAGATGCAACTAATGGAATATTGTTAGTTAATGGTCAGTTTGAATGTTATACATTAGAGGACCAATACCAGGCAGTAAAAGTTATGCACGAAACCTGCATACCTGAGGGAACATACGATATAAAGTTTAGAAAAGTTGGTGGATTTCATACTAAATATTCAGAGAGATATGGTAACTCACACTATGGTATGTTGCACTTACAAGATGTACCTAACTTTACTTACATACTTATACACGCAGGAAATACAGATGAACACACATCAGGTTGTTTAATAGTAGGGGAAACTCAACAAGATTTAGATTTAAGTGATGATGGATTTATAGGACACTCAGGCAAGGCGTACCTAAAGTTATATAACAAGGTGGCAAAAGAGTTATTACTTGGCAAAGAAGTAAGCATAGAGTACACAACTATAACTAAGTTACTAGAAAAACCTGCATCAAATGCTTCCACTGATGATGTTATTTTAACTAGAACAGTTATGGATAAATTGCAAGAACTGAAAGAAGATATTTCTGAAGTCAATGGAAATGTTATAACTAATAACGCTATGCTAAAAGGTAGATTAATAACATAATGTTTGAAAGATTTAAAAGAAAAAGAAATTCTGATGGTACATTCAAGAAGGATGTGGGGTGGACACCTTGGAACGAAGCATGGAGTTATAAAATGAGTGATGACTTAAAAGATATGCTTGAAAGAACCGCCTGGACCTTTATTGAAGCGTTCATAGGTGCATTAACAGTTGCACCTCTTGTTGGTGTAGAAGCTGAAACACTTCAGTTAGCTGCACTTGCAGGTGGTGGTGCTGCATTAGCAGTAATCAAGACATACGCTAAAAAACAAATTACAAAATAAAAAACTATCACACTGGTCTTGTATAATATAGATACAGGGCAAAGGAGGTAAATATGCCTAAAATACCAGAAGAATGGGGAAATAACTTCTATAAATCAGGGTGGCAACCAGGGTTAGAAGTAAATGAACAGACAGGGTTAGGTGAAATAACTCATGTTGGAACAGACCCAGATTATAGAAACAAGTTTGATTCTATATTATTACAGTGGGGTTTTGACCCTAAACATTATGAGATAGAGGGTTCAGTTCGTGCATCTTCATGGAATGTACAGTTAAAAGGTGGGAGAACAGAAACTTTTTATGCGTTTAAAGGCATTGTAAAGAAGAAAAGACCAGGACATGACAAATATTTCCAGGCATTATTCAAACAAGCAGGTCGTAAACCACCTTTAAAATTAAAAACACATGGCGGTGACACCGCTTTTTTGTTTTTCATGGCAGATTGGCAACTTGGTAAGCGTGATTTTGGTGTAGAGAATACGATTAAAAGATACGACATAGCTTTACAAGATGCAGTAAATAGAATTAAAGAACTGCGTAAAATAGGTGTGCAGATAGATGAAATATATATGATAGGATTAGGCGACCTTACAGAAAATTGTTATGGGTTTTACGATAGCCAACCTTTTAACATTGAACTAACAATGATAGAACAGTATGCGTTGGCTAGGTCAATGATGATGAAAACAATAGATACTTTCTTACCACTTGCAGATAAACTTGTTCTTGCAGGGTCACCTGGTAATCATGGTGAAGCATCTAGGTCACAAAAGGGTCAAGTTGTTACTAACAGATTAGACAATACAGATACCATGCACTTACAAATATGTGGTGAAATTATGAAAGCTAATCCTGATAGGTATGAAAAGGTATCAGTAGAAGTTCCTGATGGCTTTCATCAAGTAATGGATATAAAAGGTGTTACTTGTGGATGGACACATGGACATATGACTTCAGGTGGTGGTAGTAATCCTGAAACTAAAATAGAGAACTGGTGGAAAGGACAGATGTATGGTTTTCTTCCTGCAGGTCAATGTCAAATTCTTGTCACTGGTCACTACCATCACTTTAGAAGTAAGCAACAAGGTGATAGGACCTGGTTTCAATCTCCTAGTTTAGATAAATCCATAGACTTTACCGCTAGAACTGGTATGTGGTCGCACCCAGGTGTCCTTACATTTACAGTTAATGAAAAAGGTTGGGATAACCTAAAAATATTATAAAGGTAACTCTTTATACGCTTTAGCGTTGCCCATAAAATCTTTTTCTGGATAATACTTTAATGGTATTCTTGGGTCTGTCCAATAGTCATATAGTTTATTATGGTCTATCCATACAGGGTCAGCATCTATGCTTTTAAAATACATTATACCTACCTTAACTTCTTTAAACCTTGAACCTTTAAAAGCCATCTCCTGTATCTTGTAGTAGTCTTCTGCTTTTAGTTTGTTAGTTCCTTTAACTTCTATAAAATATATGTAACCTTTACGAACCAGGATATAATCTGGAAGCAGCAGTATCTTTGTTGCGTACCAAAACAAATCTAACTTGTTTTCTTTAGGGTCAGTTCCTATGCGTAGATAATCAATGTACTCTATACATTCGTTATCTTTTAAGTGTCTTTGCATAGCTAAATCTGCCATGTCTTCGCCACTGTTCCTGGATTTATATGAATCTTTGTATGTATTACTCATACACAATCCTCAAACATATAAGCTATACAACCAACACATAATCCATCATGTGTAAGCGTTGTTTGAGGTGGTTCACCACATTCTTTACACTTCATCTCTTTAAAATGGAATGACATCTTGATTACCTCCTTGATTTGTTTGCTCTACAAGTGCATGACACACTTTATATTCCCACTTGTGTATGTTTTTACTATCTACTTCTTTATATCTAGTTCCACAATACCTATTACCCTCTTTGTCTGTATAAAAAATGGTATTTGTTTTACATAAATGCGGTGCTTTATGTAACCTGTCAGGTTCTGGAGGTATATCAAAATTGTAATTTGGATATTTTTCTTTTAATTTAACTTTAAGTTTTTCCACATTAATTGATATACCGCCATCCTCTAAAGCCATTCGCTAGGACAATCAGTATCTCCCCATGCAGTCCAACCGCAACCATTGTTACCCTGGTATGTGCTACAACTCCATGATGGTATCTTAGCAAATCGTTCATCACTTGCTTTTTTCTCCCTGTTGTCTTCTATCCATTCTGAACTATTACATTCAGGACATGCTCTTACAACTGATGCAGTGACTTCACCAAATACTTCCTCTACTATATCTGTATCAGTTGTATTGTTATCTAGCATCTTTAACATGTCCTCTGCTCTAGTCATAAAGACATCCATATTTTCTTTTGTCCACGATTTAATGTCTTTGTCTGCTAATCCATTATTAACTAATTCTTTGTAAGCATTTTGTTTAATGGTTTGTTGTAATGCTTCATCAGGAATCATAACTTCTAGTAATTGATTAAGTTGCTTACCAACATCACCAGTTGTGTTTGTAGGTTCAGCTACCATCTCTTCAACTACCTTGTCCATAGCTGCTTGTTCTTGTTTAGTAGGTTTCTTAACTGGTTTCTTTTCTACCTGGACCTTAGACATCTCTTCTCTGCTAGGTCTTGGCTTTGTACTACCTTGATATTTCCAGTTAGCCAATGCTCTACCTATTGCTGAAGTTTCGCAATTCTCCATCCAGGCATCAGCGTTAGCAAATCCACCTTGTCCTTTAGTTTCTTGTGCTATACCTGTTGCTACTGGTCTTGCATCTTCCTCTTGCTTAAATATTTCTGCTCTTATAGTTACACATGTTCCATCTTCAGTTATGTGTGCTATCTCTGTATTTATTCTTGCATTCGGATTATCTTTCCAAAACACTTTGAGTCTATCTTCTACTGTTTCGTAATTATCTAAATTAAATTTAGGCATTATTCTTCCTCCCTTTTGGATTCATATTTATTTATTACTTCATATATTCTTTGTCGTGTTAGTCCAATTAGATTTCCTAATTTTATAGCAGAAAATCCATGTTTGTACGCATGTACAATTACTTCATCTCTTTGCTCAAGTAATGTACTCACTGTTTGTTTTTTATTATTTATCTCTATTGTTAAAGTTGATAAGCGTTCTTCTATTGCTTCTTCAGGTATAGTATCTACCTCAACTTCAACGCCATGTAAATATTTAATATCATTTATTATTTGAAATGTCATATGTCTTCCTCCATCTATATTCTTGATATATTCTGTACATAAAATTTACTTTATCTGTTAGCCAGTTAGCAACTGTCCATGCACCTATTATATAAATAGGTAGTGACAATAAAAGCATAAGTAATACATTATCCATTACTCCTCCTCTTCCTTGTCAGATTCTTCTAACTGTTGTGCTATCTTCATTGTGTTTTCGTTATGGTCCTGGACAAATTGGTCCAGGAGTTCTGCTAACCTACCTGTGTTGAGTTGTGTCAAGACTATAGACTTCTCAACCTTTTGTCCTCCACATGCGTTAGCTAATTTAATTGCCCAGGTCTTAATAGACTTAGGGTCATCAAATATATTAGGCATTTACTTCACCTCTCTTAAATGTTTTATGTCGCTAGGAATACTGCTATCGTTTAAGTTCCAGTATTGAATACAAAAACAATTCACACAACCTAGTTCTTGGTCCAGGTCCTCCTTACATGTCTTACATCTATGTTCAAATTCATCTATATCTACATGAAACTCTACAATAGAATCTACATCACTATAACTATATGCTTTTATAATATTCGGCATCTTCTCCTCCTCTTCTATTCTTTTGTTTGTTTATTAAGCGGTTTCTAGCTTTACTAATTTAACTAGAAACATATCGCCAAATTCATCTTTTAGTTTTCGCACTTGACATTTAGCT